CGGCAAGGCGCGCGTTCGGCTGACCGACACGGGCCGACAAGCGCTCGCGCTCGGTCGCACCGTCGCTCCCATCGCGCCGACCATCGCGGACTTCGAGGACATCGCCGAGCCCGAGACGCGCTCGACCGATCCCGAGGCCTGCGTCGCGCGCGCCGAGAAGCTCTGGCCGAAGCTGATGCGCGGCCGCAGGTACGAGGACATCCCGGCGCACCTCATTCGCCCGCAGCGCCTGCTGCGATGGACGCCGCCGCTGGTGGAGCGCAGCATGGTCGGGTCGAGCGGGGCGATGCTGGCCGAGAGCCGCAGCGCGGAAGGAGGGTCGCCGTGAGAACGTGGCGCGGCGTCATCCTGGGCGAGCCCGCCAGCAAGGCCAACAGCCGCCGCATCGTGCGGTTCGGGTCGAAGCTGCGGGTCATCAAATCGGAAAAGGGCCTTGCGTACATCGAGGCGGTTGCGCGTCAGGTGCCGGAACTGCCGGCGCAGGAGCAGCTACTGGAGCCGATCCGCATGACCGCTCACATCTACTACGCCTCGCGGCGACCGGACCTCGATCCGTCGCTGATCCTCGACGCGCTGCAGGGCCGCGTCTACCGCAACGACCGCGCGGTGAGAGAAATGCACCTGTATCACCACCTCGACCGGGACAATCCCCGCGCCGAGATCCTTCTGGAGGAGATGACCAATGACGAATGACGACCTGACCCGCTACGCCGAGCGCCTGACGCGCCTGCTCGACGCCGCCGACGAGGTGCGCGACGACCTCAAGGAGTTGAAGGTCGAGATCAAGAGCGCGGGCTACGACCCGGCGGCGCTGGTTCGCGTCGTGCAGTTGCGCCGCGACGAGCGCAAGCGGGCGCGCGAGCAGGAGCGGCTGCAGGCGGTGACGCTCTACGCCGACCGGCTGGGCGTCCAGCTCGACCTCGGGATCTAGGAACAGGCCAGGCCCTCCCTTGCCGTGGCCGGCGGGCTGCGGAACCTAAAAGCGATCCAGCGGGCCTAGCCCGTCAACCGGTCCCTGGCCGGTGCGTTTACCGGATGGATCGCTCCCGCCACCAACCTGAACGGAGGAAGCAATGGTTCTCGGATGGCAGGATTTCGTCGTGATCGGCATCATCGTCTGGGCGCTGCTGGACGGCAGGCGATAGCCGGGCTAGAAATGACGCGCCCCGGCCTGCGGAAACAGACCGGGGCGCAACGGACTGCCACAACCAGTCCGGCCACGATGGCGCGCCGAACCTATCGCGCGCGACGGGCCGGATCAACGTCGAAAGGGCGCTGATGGACCCGCTCGTACCAGCCGAAGTCGATCTTCGGAATTTCCACTACATGCCGCTCGACGTCGTGCGACTGCGCGACAGCGACCTCGCGGGCGTCGAGGACGCCGAGGTGTTCCGGGCTGCCGTCCTGGCGTGGTGCGCGGCTTGGCACCAAGTCCCCGCCGCCTCCCTGCCCGACGACGACGCGATCCTCGCCCGCTTGACCGGGTACGGGCGCGATCTTGCGACCTGGAAGCGGGTCCGCGAGGGCGGCGCGCTGCGCGGCTTTGTGCGGTGCAGCGATGGCCGATTGTATCATCGCGTCGTGGCCGAGAAGGCCTTGGAAGCATGGGAGAAAAAGGCCCGGCAATCGGAGCGCACCAAGCGCGCCACGGACGCCGCTGCGGAGCGCGCACGGATCCGTCGCGAATCCGTTACGGATTCCGTCGAGGCGTCCGTTACGGACTCCAAGGGAGAGGAGAGGAGAGGAGACGAGAGTAAGGGAAGCTCTACCAACGGAAACGATAGAGACAGTTCTGGATCCTTAGGAGCGCGCGCTTCGCCGCGCGCCGACCGAGGCGCCCGCCTCCCCGACGATTGGTCGCCCTCGGAGGAGGATCGCGCCTTCGCCCGCAGCCTCGGCGTCGCGGTCGATCGCGAGGCGGCGTCGTTCCGCGACTACTGGCACAGCAAGCCCGGCGCGGACGGGCGCAAGGTCAACTGGTCGGCAACCTGGCGCAACTGGGTGCGCCGCAGCAGCGAAAGGAAGCAGGGCAATGGCACAGGATCTCGCACCGAACGCAACGGGTTTATCGTTCACGCTGAGCGCCTTGCTCGGGAGGATACAGACCGAGCAGCCGGGCGCTCCGTTGTCGATTTCCTCGACGCAGAAGACCGAGGCTGAGCGCGCGCTGGTTGCCGCCGAGGCCGCGCTGCAGCCCGCACCGCAGGCGCTGGCCGAGCGGTTCGTGACGGCGCTTGGCACGTTGACGGCGACGCGCCCGGGCGAGGCTGACGGTCTGGCGAAGGTTCGGGCCTACGCGGCGATGTTGGAATTCCCGGCCAGCGCGTTCACGCGGTCGAGCCTCGACGCGGCGGCGCGCAAGTTCCGGTGGTTTCCGAGCTACGCCGAGCTGGTCGAACACCTCGAGGCCGAGGTCGCGCAGGCGAAGGCGCTGCGGCACCAGCTGCGCCGGGCAGTGGCCCTGCCGGTCGAGGGGTCGAAGCCCTCGGGCAAGTACTCGGCCATGACGGACGCCCAGAAGGCCGAGTTCGACGCTGCGATGGCGAAGTTCAGGTCGAGGTTCGCCTCGGATGCCTCCAGAAGCGCCGAGGATGGCGCAGGAACGCCGGAAGCCCGCTGACCCAACGCAGGGTAGCGGGCGACCGGCTTCCGCTCTTCCTGAGCGATTCTAGGCGGTTTCTGGCCTAAGGTGTTTTGGCAGACGTCGGTACGCGGTGCGCAGGGCGTCGGACCATTCGGGTTCCAAAAGGTCGTCGGTGTCCTCGACACCGCGCCGCAGCAGGACGTCGCGGAGCGCGGCGGCGTCGAGGAGGGAGGCCTCGCCCATGAGGTCGCGGAGCTGGGCGAGGTCCATGTCGATTGCGATGCGCATCAGGCTGCCTCAATAACAGGGTCATAGACCGGCGCATCATCCGGCGACCATTCGTTCGGCAAGTGCGACCAAACGCGGCCGTTGTATGAAATATGGCCCCATTCGGCGCCGTTCCGCAGGATAATTGGCAAGGGCGTGCGCGAGGCGCCCTCGCCATGCGCGTCGCGCGCGGCGCAGAAAAGGCGCGAAGCGTCGGCGAGACTAGCCACGGAATAGACCTTCCGACCGACGCGCATGCTGTAGGCCGCGGGCGCCGTTTCCGGCGCGGGCGGGGCGCCCATTTCAAGCGTGGGCGCGACCGACGCGCGAGCGCGTATGTCGGCGATGTTACGCGCAAGGCGCGCGAGGCGTTCGGCGCGGTATTGGGTGAGCGTCTTGGCCATCGTGGCCTCCCTTGGTTGGCGCCTCAGCGCCGGTTTCGATGGGCAGAACATACACCGCCGGTGAACGCGCACCATTGCAAAGAACGCAGGGCGATATGCGGTTGACGCATGGCGTGGGGAGGGGCATGATTTGGGCCATGCAGACCATGCCTGATCGCGATTTGCGATAATCTGCCATGGCTAAGGGCAAGAAAACCGGCGGCGGATCAAGGGCCGGGCGACCGAACCGCTCGACCGCGAACGCCCGCGAGGCCATTGCTGCGTTCGTGGAGCAGCAGACGCCGCGACTCGGCCACCTGCTAGAGCGCATCGAGGCCGAGGAAGGCCCGCTGGCGGCGTTTCGGTGCATCCAAGACCTGGTCGAGTACCACGTGCCGAAGCTCGCGCGCACCGAGGTGACCGGCCCCGAGGGCGGCCCCCAGGTCATCCGCTACGAGTGGAGCGAGCCCGAGTGAGCGCGTTGCGCGTGCAGACCGTGCGGCTGCCCTACGCGCCTCGGCGGGCGTTCTTGCCATTCCACAAGCGCACGCAACGCTGGGCTTGCCTCGTCGCGCATCGCCGCGCCGGCAAGACGGTCGCCGCGGTCAACGACCTGATCCGAGCCGCGATCACAGCGCAGCGCCCTCACGCTCACTATGCGTACGTCGCGCCGTACAGGTCGCAGGCCAAGTCCGTCGCGTGGGACTACCTCAAGCGCTTCGCCGCTCCCGCTACCGCCGGCGTAAACGAGGCCGAGCTGCTGCTGACGACGCATACCGGCGCGAAGATCCAGCTGTTCGGCGCGGACAACGCCGACGCCATGCGCGGCCTCGGCTTTGACGGCGTCTACTTGGACGAGTACGGCGACTTTCGCCCGAGTGTCTGGGGCAACGTCATCCGCCCGACGCTCTCGGACAGAGCTGGCTGGGCGGTGATCGGCGGGACGCCAAAGGGCCGCAACCAGTTCTACGAGGCCTTCGACGCCGCGCAGCGCAGCCCAGACTGGTTCTGCCTGCGCCTGCCGGCCAGCGTTTCGGGCATCCTGCCGCCGACCGAATTGCACGCGCTCCGCGCGCAGCTGACGCAGGACCAGTACGACCAGGAGTACGAGTGCAGCTTCGAGGCCGCGATCCTCGGGGCGTTCTACGGCGTCGAGATGCGCGAGGCCTCGGACGCGGGCCGCATCGGGCGCGTCCCGCACGATCCCGATCGCCCAGTCTACACCGCATGGGACATCGGATACCGCGACGACACCGCCATCTGGTTCTATCAGGTCGCTGGCGGCGAGATCCACGTGCTGGACTACCACGCCAGCAGCGGCTCGACCGTCGCGGACCTAGCCGAGGTCGTCGCAGGCAAGCCGTTCCGCTACGCCCGCCATCACCTCCCGCACGACGCGCGCGCCAAGACGTTGGCGAGCGGAGGCCGCAGCGTGGTCGAGCAGCTCGCGGCGCTGCTCGGCGGCATCGGCAAGTTTCAGATCGTGGCCGACCTCGGCGTGCAGGACGGCATCCAAGCCGCGCGCCTGGTCCTGCCACGCTGTTGGTTCGATGCCGACCTCTGCCGCGAGGGTATCGAGGCCCTGCGCCAGTACCAGCGCGAGTACGACGAGGACAAGCGCGCCTTCCGCGCGACGCCTAGGCACGATTGGACCTCGCATCCTGCCGACGCTTTCCGTA